CGAACAATCGCTCGAGACTTATCATCTAGTCCTTTCATCAGTGCTTCGAATATCATTTTCGCTCCCGATTTATCAGACATTAAATCTTTATAGTGTGGCAAACTGGCATTAAGTACGTTCAAATAATTGTAATTTGCATAATCAGTTTTTATTTTTACCATGTGCAGATGGTCTCTGAATGTTGTCATTGTTAGTCTCCTTTTGACTGGTCAAATGTTTGTATGTAAAATCTACCGGATTTGGATCGGGGTTTGGGTAGAGATGAAAGGTCTCTCAACCTTCCATCTTTATCGTCTTGCCGAATGACCCGACTGCATCGTCAGCCGTTACGTTAACCCATAGCGTGGGTATCTTCGGGTCTTTTGGCATGGGTGCTTGCATGTCAGTGAAATTAACTATGCACTTAGGTGCTTTCTTCTGAGCTAATACAGCGTCGAAAGGTGCGTCAAAGTCAGTACCGCCAGTGTGCCAGTCCTTCGGCATTGTGAATTTTTGACCTGACTTGAATTCTTGAGTAGTCCAAACGTCCATCGTGTAATAATGAATGGTGACTAGCTCAGGCTGTAAGCCGTTAATGATCGGCTCAATCTCATTGAGAATTCTCTCACAAGCCTCACGCCCCATGCTACCTGATGTATCGAACAGCAAAGCCAGTCTTCCTGTGCCTGTTTTTCTACGACTAGGAAGGGTCAGACCTCGCGACTGGTACTTCTTATTCAGTCTAGAGAAAGTGTAACCGCCCTTCTTTATCTTCGAAACAAAACGCTTAAAGATAGGCTTCCAGTCGATGACATGCTTGCGATTTTCTACAGCAATGTTTGACAGTACAGATGGACAAAGTCCACGCCCCTGAGACTGCTTCTCTGCTTGCTCAATAGCGATATCAAGCTCACCTTCTAGATCACCTAATTCGGTGGGGGAAAGGTCATTGCCCTGACCGTCGGTTGGTCTAACAACTCCACCGCAACCGCCGTCATCAGTATAACCGTCCTGACCCTGACCGTCTTGACCTTCGCCATCTTGAGGGTTGCCAATATCCTTTCCATCATTCTGCTCGTCGGCAAGGATGCGGTAAACGTCTTCCCATCCCATTGAGGAAGTGAAGCGATCATCAAGCAAAGCTCCCTTCACAATCGACATGCATGACTTGCCTCTTCGGCTGATCTCGCCGTCAATAATTTCCAAGAGAATTCTATTGATAACATAGTCCATAGCAACATTCGAAAGCTTGGCATCGTGATGCTTCTTCATTCTCAAGTGGTGCTTAAGTGCGACATGTAAAACCTCGTGAGCCACGATAAAGGCTACCTCTTCCCTTGTTAATCTTTCTAGGAAAGCTCTGCCCCACCAAACAGTTTTACCGTCGGTGCAAGCAGTCGGGATATTGTCTGCAACCTTCCACTTTAGTTCGCCATTTATTCTGGCGAGGAAGGGTTGCTGTATTGCTAAATTTGTGACTGCCCACTGCAACTTTTCATCTGCATTAAGCGTACTAAATTTTTGTGCTACATTCATTCTTGTTTTCCTTTGTTTTGATTGGTCAATTGAAGTTGTAGGAAGGGGACCATCAGGTCCGCTTCCCATAGCCAACCATGAAATCATCCATGATTGCTTTCGCATTTTTATTGAGGTCATCCCTGACCGCCTCGTCAGATGTTGCGTCGATGTTGATACCGTCAATCAACTCTCGCATTTTGAGATGCACAGCGTCGAGCTTTGAACACTTGCTGATATTGAGCTTGGGCATCATCGCAACGTGCGTTCTGATTATCTCTAGAGTGTCATCCCTCATCTTGGTCTTGAGACCTACGAGCTTCTCTAACTGAGACACAGTGGACTTATAAACGTGCTTCGTTGCGTCCTTCATCTTGCTTTGCTCTTCAGCAATAATTCGCTTCTTGTGGTGCTTGAGATAATCATCAACTCCAAGCTTGTCGCTGAAAGAATTAGCGGTAGGAACTGGCGATATCTCTACATCAAAAAAGAACTTAGCTAGTAACTCGTTGTGACTTGGGAAGTCATCCTTTGATAAAGCACCGCCCCACTCTACCAACGCATCCTTGACTAGCTCTTCATAATTCGTCGCTAAATCCTCGACTGCCTTAACGAACTCATCCTTGTATGCGTCCATCTTTTTTGCGTGATCTTGAAGCAGAGCGACTGGCAAAAGGTGCTTGCCCGAACCAGTCGAGCCAACCATAAAAGATTGACTACATGCTCTCGCTCTTTTTCCTACTGAAGTAATCCGCTCCAAGTACCATGAGCCAGAGCCTAGAAGGTTGAGAGTGACGTTAACATCTCTTGAGCTAACCTCTAACTCACTCGCTAACTTAGTGATCTGGCGTTGATCTTTTGGTCTACCGCCCCAACCAGTTATATTGACTGAGGCAATGACTGCGGTATCTGAAAGTAAATTCATAAGGTATCTCCTAATGATAAGTGTTAAAGTTTTTTGATTGGTCAAATCAGTGTTGAGGTACTCACCGACTAGGCGTCAGTGAATAGCTCCATGTTCTTACCTTCTGTCACCCAATTAACAAACGCCTTGCCCTTGGTGAGCTGAGGCTTTGCCTTGTGCATATCGGCTATGCAGATGATCTGAAACTCCTTCGGCAACCGCCGTAGGTAAGTGATGGTTGCGTCTATGTTTTTATCGTCTGCAAAGTATGAAAGCATTGTAGCAAGAGCGGTGTTAACGTCATATCGATCTACTACAGTCGCAGAGCTTGGGTTGGAGTAGATGTCCTCACGATCTGGAAGGTCTCGATATATTCTCCGAAATGCTACAAACTCGTCTGCAAACGCCTTGCCGATATAGCTTTGAATTATCGGAAGCTCTAGGCTTGGTGGAATGTCGGTTGTGGAAATCAAACCTTGCAACTGGTCAAATCCTCTCGGCGTAGCAGACTTCGCAAGATCAACGTTCCAACCTTTGTTGACTGCGTCTGGAAAGTTTCGCAAGTATCCGACTACCTCTGGATGCCATGCCTTAGAGACGGCGTGATTTATTACATCCTCAGCGGAGACCTCGACTGTAAAAGGCTTGAGCCTGTCCATGAGTGGTGATGGTATTTGATTGAATACTGTGCCATCACACTCACGATTAGCACACATCATGATCATCAGATTTTTGGGCAGTTGATGATCACCTGACCTCTTGTCGAGTGCTAATGTCATCAGTAGACCTTGCACACTTTCTTCAGCCATCGTCATTTCATCGATAAGAACGAAAGGCTTTTTTGCGTTGCGTATTTTCTGGACAAAGTCAGGTGCTGAAAATGTTGTTACTGGTACGCCGTCTATCTCAGTGATTGAAGGGATACCCATGAAATCCACAATATCCATAAACTGTGGGTTAATGATGATGAACTCATCGCATCCCAGATTATCCGCAACTTGCTTGGCTATCTGGCTTTTTCCAATACCGCCTTGACCAAAGAATGTTGGTACTGCGTTTGGCGTGTGCTTAAACATAAGTTCAGCGACTGTGATCATTTGAGATGGTGAGATAGATTGATGAATTGATAATGTCATGTTACTTCCTTTTTAATTGGTCAATGATGAAATCTATTATTGCGAGGGTGAGAATTATGGCGGACAAACCGCCGACGAAAACGATGAAAAACTCCATGAGTGAAGCTCCTTTCTACTGCCGTCTAATCATCCAAACGGCAGTACTAAAAAGCTTTGAGGCGTCCTGAGACGCCCCGATAAGCGAACATCACTAGCCGAATAACTAACAGGGCAATTCCTTGCCCCAGACTTCTAGTGACTGACCCTCGCTCTGACGTGTCGAGGTTAAAGGCTAAGAAAAGTGACGCATGACCAAACTTGATAGGTGTTATCTAACGGTCTCTGAGCGGTAATACTTCCTAACCACGTTGGGGATGGTTGCCCCTGATCTTCCCGATGTTGTCTCCCTCTGCTTCTGGCGTTCTCCCCCTCCCCTCTTGCGTTAGGGGCGGTGTCGACCTCTTCGTTGTCGTATTTTGAGCCTACGTTGTCAAGCAATGTTTGACTGATCAGCTTACATTTCCCTACACAGCGTGATACTTCTGCCACAAGGAGAGAGACACTACCCAGAGGGGGCGAGACATAATCTGACTGGTCAAAACTTCGTAACCAAAAACCCATTTGCCTACGGGACAATTTTTTAAACCAGAGCTTCTGACTGGTCAAAAATAGGCAGTAAATCAGGGCTTCTGGTAAAGTAGAACACAAAGAGAACAAACGACGCAACGCATGTCCTATGGGTAATCATACCTGAGAGGACTAAAGGCTCTCAGTGACTCATTTTGAGGCTCTCAGAGCATGTTTTAAAAGGAGGCTTAAATGTCCAAGAATAAGTGGGGATTAACGCCAAAAATGGTGGAATTCTGTGAGCAATATATACTGACTGGCAACGGCTCCGAAAGTTACCGAAACGCTTACAATGCTGAGGGAATGGCTGACAGCTCAATCAGAACTGAAGCATGGAAATTATTGGAACGCCCCGACGTCACCCAATATGTTGAGCATTTGCAGAGTGAAAAGAGTAGTAAAAATCGCTTGTCAGGTCAGGCACTGAGAGACAAGGTTTTGAATGGCCTTTTACTTGAGGCTGAGGGATGCGGTCAAGACGGTGCGAG